TTTAATTCTTCTGCTCTGCTGAAATGATTTTTCATATCTACATTTCTAACAAAAAAACCACCTTGACACTCGCCTTCAAAGTTGTCTAACCAAAATATTTCACTCATTTATTTTTCTCCATTTAAAAATTGTTCAAAGTAAAAACCTTCCTCGCCATAAACATCTATGTAGAGTTTTGCCATTTTAAATAGCTCAGGCATCAAATCAAACACCAACCTACTGTTATTACTATCCAAAGCAACAACACTATTAAATGCTTGATTAACTGTTTTCGCTATTACTTCTGCCCTTGTACTAGCAACTCCCTTGTCGATTAAATACATAGCTACTAAGCTATAAGTTGTACTCAAATCAACATGATAATCACTATGATTTTGTTTAGTTTTATACATTGGTACAAAAGGATAATATGTTTCGTTAAGACTAACTACAGGCTCTGCTGTAGAAACATATGGTTCTTTTTTCTTTTTCATTTATTTTCCTCTCTAATTTTTCTCATAGTATCTACGAGCATTCTTTTTAAAATTCTTTGAATTTCATTCCAAGTTTTCCAACCCTCAACTCCATGACCAGAGCTACATATATAAGGATTATCTACCAACCACTCATCAGTATCTTTATCTCTGATACCTATTTCAAATAAACCATAATCTCCACCATAAGAGCCACTATGACAGATAACAGTCACCATTAAGTTATCAAAGTAAAACATATACCATACACCACCTTTAACTCTATCATTACATGAGAAATTTTCCTTGTGATTTATAGGTCTTATTTCATCATTAATGACATCAATATTAGCAACGATACTTTCATATCCTGCTATTTCTATAGCATTTATTTTCATATCTTCTTCTCTAAAAGTTTTGAAATTTCTCTTTCAAGCTCACAGTCTTTGCATTCTTCAACAAAAAAATTATACTCCAACTTAGCATCATAAGAAAACCATCTAAAGTCTATAAAGTCAATCCAACCATAACCTTTTATTAAATAAATAAACTTTATAAATAGTTTCCATATTTTAAAAGATAGTGCTGGATTAGACCTTGAATAGTTTTTGATAACTAAAAAGTTATATAAAGTTATATGTGGATAATAAGTGTTCCAACTACTAGCCATTAAGTCTATGGTAATTAAATCATACCATTTAGTTTTTATAGGTGGTTTCATATCTTCTCCTTTATTTTAAGATATTTTGCCACACGAATAAGCTCGTCAAGTTCTTCATTGAAATCGCCAATGTAATCATCTTGGAACTCATCTTCCCTTTTAATTTCTTCGACAAATCTTTTTAAACGAATTGCCGAGTCAGATACTAGTCTAATCTTTTCAGATATATAGTTATCTATATTTACTGTCATATTTATCTCCATTTAAGATTTTAAGTGAGCAGTTTTAAATCATGCTCAGGATTATAGGGGGAGTGCCTTTATTTTTTTAAGTGCTTCTCGGATATATACTTGCACTATGAACGATTGATACTTTTAGTTTCCAAGCAATTTGTATCATGCTTTTTTAATTCTTTGTTCCCCGACTGCCCCAATATAGTACCCCAAGTCGCCCAAAAACGCAATAGGTGTAAGACTAATATGGACTCTATAACATGGTGACTTCATATTTATACCCCATGTCCATTGAATTAGGGCTATCAAATTTATAAACAGTTTTCAATAAAGCAAACTTATTTCTGTTGCTATATATAACATGCTTCTCATAATTAAAGTTTTGAGCCGATTTAAAACTAAATCCCAAGCTATCTAAATACTCTTTAGCCTTTTCAATATTGCTAAAAGTTTTAACAGATAACTCTAAACTTTTTTTATAATCTGCTGCTAGTTTTTTATTAGCCCTTTTTTGTTCTGCCGATAGTTTCATATACACTCCTGTTTTTTTACTAACTCTTGAACTTCATAATAAATACCAAGATGTTGAGCAATAGCCCAAAAATCTGTAATATCACCACTAATATAAGCTTCTGCAAAAAGCTTTATTAAAGTTTCTTTATCCATAACACTCCATAATTTATATTGTTTTATAAAGATTGACCCGAAAGTCGCCAACACTTTAGCCCGATTTCGCCCAAAAAGTCAAGAGGTGTAAGACTATAATAGCCCCCTCAACTTTACGCACATGCGATAAGTCGGCAAGATTTAAGAATTAGACTATAATTTTTCTAAAAAGTTCTGGGGTTTATTAAGATTTCACATAAAGTTCACAAAGATTTCACATAATATTTGCAAAGATTTAACAAAAGGTACAGTAATTTTAGTATGTACCTTTATAATTTATGTACCTTTTAAGACTATTATGTGTACCTTCTACACTCTTTGCCCTCAACTTTACGCACACAGGGGGCGTTCTAGTATAGTAATAAGTAGATTTATATATCATCTTTGTGAGTAGAAAACAGACAAACTAAACAAGGCTTTTTTAAAAACCCTTCGGGTTGTGTGTTTTATGCTTTGCTAGGGGCAAAGATTAACAAAGCTTTAGAAAAGCTTTACCAAAAATGAGGGGTGCTAAAGCACTCTTGAAGTTTTGCCTCACACAAGGTTCGGCAGGTTATCAACAGTAGAGAAGGGTTTTTAAAAAATTTTACATGTTTGTCACATAAATGTCACAAAGATGACACAAAATTATTTGAACTTTTTATGAACTAATTTTGTCTAATTAGCATGAACGAAATACACATTCATTTTACAGACCAAATTCTAGGCGAGTCTTTTGCCCTAGTAGCCGAGTCAATGAAAGAAGCAAAAGATATAATCAAAATTCATTTTGAGGAGTTTAACCAAAAGCCATTTTTAGTTAAAGCCCCAAAAATTTGGATTGAAAAAGAAATTAGCAATTACGCTATTTCATTATATAGAGGTGTCAAATAATGGCTTTTAAACCTACATCAGAATGGCTCGAGGCTGCCAAGCAAAAGCCTGTATCATACAATACTGTATTATTCATCTGTGGTTTGATGAGTGAAGAACTTCCCAAGTCTTCAAAGTACAAGTATTTTAATCAACTTAGGGCAACTATCCTAAGCGTTTCAAAAGGTACTACCTGCAAACACACAGGGAAAAAAGGTACTTTCTCGCAACGTATGGCTCATGATTGGATTGAAAAAAATAAAAATCTTCCTTTCAAAAAACGCAAGTTGCCTAAGTTGATTTCCGATAAATACACAAGGTTTCAGGAGAACCACACAGAAGAATAATCTTAAATCTTCTAAACCCTCTAGAGTCTTCTCTAGGGGGTTTTTTTGTCAGCCCCACTAACTGCTAAAATGGGTTGCTTCGCAACTCTTTTCACTGGGTCACACTTCGAGAAGTTGATAGACTTCCAAAGTTCTAAAACATAAAACCTCATGCTACTTCAAATTAGCAAGTATCAAGTTCTCGAAGCAAAGAATGCTAAAGCATTGTTCCCTGTAGCAGTAAGTGCCCCTGAACCCCACCCAAAAGGCAAGTGAGGAACTGCTAACGCAGACTTTAATTACCTGATAAAGATACGCTAACGCTAACTTAATTTGGCTGGACTTCTTGCTGCCAAGAAGCAACCACAACCTTTTTGAAAAAAGCTTGAGCAAAAACTTTTAAGAAGGGGTGAAGGGGAATAGAGAAACTCAAGTCCTGATAGCCCTACCGAGTCTGAGGAGTTTATAGGTGTACATCAACGCCCATCAAATCTCTTAAACTTTGTAAACTTGATAAGGACTTGTTTAGTTTGTCTGTTTAGGGATGACAAAGAGAAGATTTAAGTAGACATGGGTGGACTCTTTTAGCACTTCAAAGTTAATGAAATGCGAGTAGGAACTTTGAAGTGCTAAAATGGGGTGGTCACATTTTACTAGAACTTGTTAGTTTATATAGTGTTGGGAAGGACTCCCAAGTTCTAGGGGGAGGCAGGAGACCACCCCAGTCCACCCATGTATCTATAGCATACTCATACAAAATCTAGCAGTTTCTCCGTCAACCAGATTTGCCCGTAAGTAGTTTACACTAACTTCAAAGGGGCTAGTTATTTTTAATTGGTATGGGTAGTTTTTGGGTGGGTGTTTTTGAGGTAAGTAGAACTACTTAGTTGCCCTCAATAATGGCTATATGCACCCGGGGGGAGCACTAAAGTTATTATAGTGTTGGATTTCGATTTTGTCAAGAGGGTTGACAAATTTATTTCCGAAGTATATACTAAGCCTATGGCAATGTTACCAACTCAGTCTAATCAGACCCAAAGAAAGCTTACAGAAAAGCAGCAATCTTTTTTGGAACACCTTGTTGAAACTCAAGGAGATGCTAAAAAGGCTGCTGAGTTAGCAGGTTATACAAGTCATTATCATCATGTGGTTAAGACCCTCAAGAATGAAATACTTGAACTAACTCAGGAAATCTTGGCAAACTCTGCACCTAAAGCAGCTTTTAAACTTGTCGAGATTATGGAGTCTAATAGACCTATAGTACAAGCTAATAATAAACTATCAGCAGCTCAAACACTCTTGGATAGGGTTGGAGTTAGTAAAATAGATAAGTTAGACGTTAATCACAACTTAAACAGTGGTATCTTTGTCATGCCTGATAAAGCCCCACTGGATTTACCAGAGGAAGATTATGAAGATATTTCTGACAGAGATTGAAGAAGAAGGTAAAAGATATGCAGGACCTAATATAGTTGCCGAAAACTTTACAGAAGCTGAAGAAGCAGCTAAAGCAAATAACTTAATAGTAGTAGGAGAGTTTGTTGAGTTGGTTGTTGGTAGTGGGTTAATGCATTATTTAGAAGAAGAAATACACAACAAAGATAGGGTGTTACACTAATGGCAGCAAAAAAGAAAAAGAAAAGTACAGTAAACAAAGCAGGTAACTATACAAAACCTACTATGCGTAAAAGATTATTTAATAAAATTAAAGCTGGTAGTAAAGGTGGTAAGCCCGGTCAATGGTCTGCTCGTAAAGCTCAGATGTTAGCTAAACAATACAAAGCTGCTGGTGGTGGTTATAAATAATGAGTCGCCCTCAACAAACACAAGAAGTAAACTTTGTTGAACTTAAAGAACTAATTAGGCAACAACAGCTACAAAGTAATAATTAAAACTATGGCACTAAAAAAGTCACAAAGAAGTCTTAGAGCTTGGACAAAACAAAAATGGCGAACTAAGTCAGGTAAAAAGTCTTCAGAGACTGGAGAACGTTATTTACCTGAAGCAGCTATTAAAAGCCTTACTCCGCAGGAGTACGCTGCGACTTCTCGAAAAAAACGCAAAGATACCAAAAAAGGTAAACAACATTCTAAACAACCTAAACGAGTTGCTAAAAAAGTACGTAAATACAGGAAAGTATCATGAGTAAAAAAGACCCAAGACTTGCCAGAGCTGGAGTTTCAGGTTATAATAAACCTAAAAGAACTCCCGGGCATAAAACTAAATCACATATAGTTGTTGCTAAGGAAGGCGATAAAATAAAAACTATTCGTTTTGGACAACAAGGTAAAAAGGTTGGTACAGTAAAAGGTACAGCAGGTAAACCTAAAGCAGGAGAGTCTGCTAGAATGAAAGCTAAACGTAGAAGTTTTAAAGCTAGACATGCTAAAAATATTAAAAAAGGTAAGATGTCAGCAGCATATTGGGCTGACAAAGTAAAATGGTAAAACTAACAGAAAAAGAAATACAACTTATAAACAATATACTAACTGAAGATTAAAATGCCACTTGCAGGAACATTTAAAGTAAAATCAGCAGCTAAACGTAATCGCATGGCTCGTAATAAAGCTAGAGGTCAAGTGGTTAGTGATGAACAAATTGCTGATAACTGGGATAAAATTTTTAATAAAAATAAAACACAGGAGCAAAAATGATAGATGTAGATTTAGTCATTATTGTATTAATAATGTTAGGAGTTGGTATTTTCGCTATTAAAGCTAAATACCCACAAAAATATGAAGAAGTTAAAGAAATTTTACAGGACTACTGGGAAAATCTTAAAACTTATTTCGATAAATAATTGTAATGGATATATTACCTGACGGTTATATTCGTAAAAAATCCTCAACCATACCTTTTGGGTATGAAGAGGATGGTATGATTGAAGGCTATTTAAAACCTATCCCTCAACAATTATCAGTACTAAAAGAAGTAGCTGAAGCTGTATTTCATGGTGAAATTAGTTTAGGTATTGGAGTTGATTGGTTAGAAGCTGAAACAGGTAAGAAACTTTCTCGTATGGGTTTAAAAAAATATGTAGATAGGAAGTATGGAAGATTGGGAAAAAAATCCTGAAAAGTACTTGACAAACCCTGATGGGAGCTATATACTTAACAAAGACGGTACTCCACGTAAAAAAGGTGGTAGACCTAAGAACTCAGAACTATCTGATATTCAATTAGCTTTAAAAGCTAAAAAGAAATTAGATAGAAAAAGTACTAAAGTAAAAAAGCTAACTAGAAGTTTAGCAAAAGTAAAAAAAGAAGTAGAAGCAGAAACTAAAGCTTTAACTTCTAATGTTCTTACTAAAGAAGAAACAAAAGTTCTTCCAAATGAATTACAAGAACATTTAGATACTACTGGGTCTCATGTGGCATTTATGCCGAATGATGGACCACAGACAGATTTTTTAGCTGCAGCCGAAAAGGATGTACTTTATGGTGGAGCAGCAGGTGGTGGTAAAAGCTTTGCAATGCTTATTGACCCACTAAGGTATTGTGATAAGTCAGCTCATCGAGCTTTAATACTTAGAAGGTCAATGCCAGAGCTTAGAGAGCTTATAGATAAATCTAGGGAATTGTACCCAAAAGCATTTCCCGGAGCTAAGTTTAGAGAAGTAGAAAAGTTATGGAACTTTCCTTCAGGAGCTAAAATAGAATTTGGATTTTTGGAACGAGATGCAGATGTGTATCGTTATCAAGGACAAGCCTATAGTTGGATTGGTTTTGATGAAATAACACATTTACCAACAGAGTTTGGTTGGAACTATCTAGCATCTAGGTTAAGAACAACCGACCCAGCACTGCCAACGTATTTACGTTGCACGGCTAACCCCGGAGGAGTTGGTGCACATTGGGTTAAAAAAAGGTATGTTGAACCTTCAGACCACAATAAAACATTTGTTGGTAATGATGGTTTAACTAGAAAGTTTATTCCAGCAAGATTACAGGATAATCCTTTTCTTGCAGAAGACGGAGAGTATGAAAGAATGTTACTCTCGTTACCGGCAGTACAGCGAAAGCAACTGCTAGAGGGTAACTGGGATATTAGTGAAGGTGCAGCCTTTGCTGAGTTTGACCCTAACATTCATGTCATACCACCTTTTGATATTCCTACATGGTGGGAAAGAACAAAAGGAATTGACTACGGTTATGCTTCGGAAAGTTGTTGTCTTTGGGCAGCAGTAGACCCAGAAGATAAAACGATTATAGTTTATCGAGAACTATATCAAAAAGGTCTTACTGGTGAAGTCTTAGGTGATAGAATAACTGATTTAGAAATGAATGAAGTTAAATCTATTGCTGGAGTTTTAGATACTGCAGCATGGTCAAGAACAGGATATACAGGTCCTACGATTGGTGAAATACTAATTAAAAAAGGACATAAACTCAGAAGAGCTGATAAAAATAGAATAGCTGGTAAAATACAAATACACGAACATTTGCGACAAAATAACGAAACAGGTAGACCAAGATTGCAAATAACAAGTAGTTGTGTTAATTTAATAAAAGAATTACAAAGTCTACCATTAGCGAGTTCTAATCCAGAGGATGTAGATACTCATTCGGCTGACCATGCTTATGATGCTTTGCGTTATATGATTATGGGTAGACCTAAATTAGACCATCCTTATGATAGGATGTTAAGAATAAAAACATCTGGATATGTACCTTCAGATGATAAATTTGGATATTAATGGCAGACAACGAAAATACATTTTTAAATGCAGATAATATCTACGAAGAAGTAGAGGGTGAAGCTGGTAAAACTTTAAATCTTGAAGAAGACCAACGTATGAATTTAGTTGGTACAATTCTTGATAGATTTTACAAAGCAGAAGATGCTCGAAGGTCTGATGAACGTAGATGGTTAAGAAGTTATGAAAACTATCGTGGACTTTATGGTAAAACTGTAAAGTTTAGAGAATCTGAAAAATCTAGAATATTTGTTAAGATAACTAAAACAAAAGTACTCGCTGCTTTTGGACAATTAGTAGATGTTATCTTTGGTACAGGTAAATTTCCTATAGGTATTTCTGAAACTAAATTACCAGAAGGCGATAAAGAAGATGCTTTTTTAGATGTTAATAATCCTAATCCTTCTATAGAATCTGGTAATATACCGGATAATATTGGTAATAGAATAGAAGACGAACCAGTTGAAAGTATTTATTCTTATGGTTATGAAGGAGACGGTAAAGTTTTAAAACCCGGTGCTACTATTGGTACTGGTATGTTTGAAAAAAGTATTGAAGAACTAGCTGATGAAGCTGGTATTTTAAAAGAAGGTTTAACACCTGACCCATCTATTATGGAAATATCTCCAGCACAAAGAGCTGCGAGAAGAATGGAAAAATTAATCCATGACCAAATAGAAGAATCTAATGGGTCATCAGAAATAAGAAATGCACTTTTAGAATCTGCATTACTTGGTACAGGTATTGTTAAAGGTCCATTTAATTTTAATAAAACTTTAAATAGATGGACTTATAGTGAAGAAGGGGAAAGAAAATTTAATCCTCTTGAAGTTAGAGTACCAAGAATAGAATTTGTAAGCTGTTGGGATTTTTATCCAGACCCTGCAGCAACTAATATAGATGAATGTGAATATGTAATACATAGACACAAAATGAATCGTAGTCAACTAAGGCAATTAAGAAACATGCCTTTCTTTGATAAAGAAGCTATTAGAGAATGTTTAAGACTAGGAGCTAACTACGAAGAAAAAAGTTTTGAAGCTCAACTAAAAGATGATTCTACTGTTGATGAAGAATACTCTTCAAACTTTGAAGTCCTTGAATACTGGGGTATTATGGATGCAGAGTATGCTAGAGAAGTTGGTATTGATTTACCTGATAGTGTAGATGATTTAGATGAGATACAGATAAATGCATGGATATGTGGTAATAAATTATTACGAGCAGTAATAAATCCATTTACACCTTATCGTATTCCATACAATGCTTTTCCTTATGAAAGAAACCCCTATAACTTTTTTGGTATAGGTATCGCTGAGAATATGGATGATTCTCAACAGATTATGAATGGTCATGCTCGGATGGCTATTGATAATTTAGCATTAGCTGGTTCATTAGTATTTGATGTTGATGAATCGGCTCTTGTTGGTGGACAGAACATGGAAATATATCCGGGTAAGATATTTAGAAGACAAGCAGGAGTACCGGGTCAGTCTATATATGGCTTAAAGTTTCCTAACACTGCACCAGAAAACATGATGATGTTTGATAGGTTTAGACAGTTAGCAGATGAACAAACAGGTATTCCTAGTTACTCACATGGACAAACTGGAGTACAAAGCATGACTCGAACTGCTTCTGGTATGTCAATGTTACTAGGAGCTGCTAGTTTAAATATTAAAACAGTTATTAAAAATCTTGATGACTTTTTATTAAAACCATTAGGAGAGGCTTACTTTCAATGGAACATGCAGTTCTTTGAAGGTGAGGTAGATGTGGTAGGTGATTTAGAAGTTAAGGCAACTGGTACAAATAGTTTAATGCAGAAAGAAGTTAGAAGTCAAAGACTTACAATGTTCTTACAAACTGCACAAAATCCAACTATTGCACCATTTGTTAAAATATCTAAATTAGTTAGTGAACTTGCCTATAGCTTAGACTTAGACCCTGATGAAATCTTAAATGACCCAGAAGAAGCAGCTATGATGGCACAAATTATAGGAATGCAAAATGCTGGACAAAACACAGGCGAGGAAGCTCAACCCGGTAGTGAACAACCCACAGGTATGGGAGGTGCTGGTGGAGTACCTCAAGGAACGCAAAATGTTGGAGTTACAGGCACTGGCGGTGGCAACATCGGAATCGGAAATGTTCCGGTTGCAGGGGAAGATAGCTTCTCTGGTACACTTAGAGGCTCTGCCCCAACAGGTCAAGGAGGCTCTGAATAGAATAGAGGAATAAATATGGCTAAAGGAATATTATCAGACAATAGATTTGGAGAAAAAGAAATTCCAATCGATTTTAGAGAAGAGTTTAATAAAGGTAATAAAGCCGATAGTGTTGGTTCTAAAATGTTAAAAGTTTTATCTTCTCCTGTAGACTTTATTGCAAAGTTAGGTAGACTTCAATTTGACGCATCTAAAGATGCAAATGATAGACTTAAAGAAAAAATTTCAACCTCATATGATAATAGACTTGATTTAGTTAAAAAATCTTTGCCAGTTATAAAAGGAACTAAATCTATAGATGAATTAAAAAAAGAATTAAAAGAACTTTATGATGATGAAATGATTAAAGATGACAGACAATATAGAGCATTAATTAATAATTATTTTTATCATTTTAAAAGAAAACATTTACCTAATTTTCAAAAAGAAATAGCAGAAACAGGTAAAATGCCAAAAGATGTTGTAAAGTATTTTGATGACTATGAAGCTTTTAGAAATAGTAATAAATATAGAAATCCTTATGCTGCTAAATATACAAGACCTGATTTAACTCTTCCAAGTTCTCGGGATAAAAAACAAGATGGTGGTTTATTAAATCCTGAAAAAGCTGATTTAGATAATGATGGTGAATTATCATCTTATGAAGAAGCTAGAGGCAAAGCTATTGAAGAGAACATGCGTGATAAAAAAGCTATAGGTGGACTTGGTGGATTGTTTGGAAGTGTAATACAAAAAATAAGAACTAATCCTCAAGCCAGACAAAAACTTGGTATGCCTGAATTAGAAACAGATGAATATGGACAATTAAAACCTTTACCTCCAGCAAGAATAAGTGCACAAGTAGGAGGCATGATGATGGATGACCAAATGACAGATATGATGGAAACAGAAGAAACACCTGATATGGATAATCAAATGGCAGATATGATGCCAGAAGAAAAAACAACAGAACAAAAAGCTATTGAAGAAGCACAAGCTCCAGATGAAAAAATGGAAGAAAATTATGTAGACTTTTTAATAGATGAAGCATTAAGTGATGATGAAGAAGAAATGCTTATGAAAGAATTACAAGCAAATCCACAACTTAGTATGTTGTTTGATAAAGTTATGGAAGTTGCAATGGAATTTTCAGGCTCAGGACCTGTTGAAGGTCCGGGGTCAGAAGTCTCCGACAGTATACCCGCAAGGCTATCTGACGGTGAATTTGTCTTTACTGCAAAGGCTGTAGACGTTTTAGGAGTTGACAATTTAATGTCACTAATGAAACAAGCTGAAGCTCAAGCAGACGGAAGACAAACAGCTCAAGACGGTGGGCTAATGGAAGAAGAAGATACTGTTATGCCGGTTGAACAACAACCAGTTAGACAGGATATTCGAGTTACTAAAGAAACAGTTGGTTCTCAAGCAGCAATGCAAGAAGAAGACGATTTAGTTGGTGATGAGATTAAAAAATCTATGCTTTCTAATAGACCATACGTTAGAAGCTAGGCGATAAAGCTACCCTGTTTACAGGCACTTTATCTTATTTAAACTGAAAGGCGACCTTTACAAGACAAGCCCTGCAAGTGCACACGCAGCTACCTTGTTAAACGAAGCCCTGAGTAGGAGTACAAAATGACAGAAGAAGTCAAAAATGAGGAACAGCCAAATCCTTATAATTTAAAAAAATCTTGGCACGAAGGAACTGATAAACCTTTTCAATCAGCAGACCAGCTTTACTTTGAAGAGCCATCTGAAAAAAATAAATTATTTAAATCAGGTGATATTAATGAAGCAGAGCAGGTTGATAATGTTGAAGTAGATAATCTGGAAGCTAAGGATAGTCCTTATAAAAAGCCAGACTACAAAAAACGTTATGATGATTTAAAAAAACATTATGATAGTAAACTTAATGAGTTTAAAACCAGAGAGCAAGAGCTTTTAAATGAAGCAGCTAGTAATAGACCAGCTTATCAAGCTCCTAAAACTGAAGAAGAACTTGAAGAGTTTAAAACAAAATATCCTGATGTTTTTGAGGTTGTAGAAACAGTAGCTCATATGCAAAGCGAATCTAAGGCAAAAGTTCTAGAAGAACGTCTTAGTCAACTCCAAGAACGTGAAGCTCAAATGTTAAAACAATCTGCAGAAGAAAGGTTAATGGAAAAACATCCTGATTTTGATGAAATTAGAAACAGTGATGACTTTCATTCATGGGCAAAAGAGCAACCCCAGTCTATACAAGATTGGATTTATAATAACTCTAATAACCCTGATTTAGCTAGTCGTGCATTGGATTTATTTAAAAAAGACTTAGGAATAGAAGCTGCTCCAAAAAAGACAACTTCTAAAAAGACTAAATCTGCTGCTGATATGGTATCTACTAAAACAACAAGTGTAGAACCTAAACAGGAAAAGATATGGTCGGAAAGGGAGATTGCTGCAATGAGTATGGCTGAGTTTGATAAACACGAAAGTGAAATTAGCGAAGCAATGCAACAAGGCAGAATCACAAAATAAACTATAAATACACAGGAGTATTATCATGGCTCAATATTTTGAACCGTCAACTGATACTGATGCAAACTTTGCGAACTCCGTAAGTGGACAAACTAATAGTTTCTTTTTACCTTCGATTTACTCTAAAAAGGTTTTAAACTTTTTCAGAAAAGCATCGGTGGTTGAAGCTATTACTAACACCGACTATGCCGGTGAAATATCTGCTTATGGAGACTCCGTAAAGATTATCAAAGAACCTGTAATCTCTGTATCGGATTACACTAGGGGTTCTGATACTACTGCTACTAAATTAACTGACCAAGAGTTAACTTTAGTTGTAGATAGTGCAAAAGCTTTCAAATTCATCGTAGATGATATTGAAACTAATATGTCACACGTTAACTTCAAAGAAGTAGCAACTTCTTCTGCAGCTTACGCATTAAGAGATTCTTATGATGCTGCAGTAATTGCTGCTATGTTCTCTGGATTGTCTACATCTTCACCTGACCACACAATAGGTGCGGATGCTGCTGCTGCTACTCAAACTATGGGTCAGCATCAAGGTGGTTCTAACGCTATCGACCTTACAGGTTCTGATGGTACTGGAACTGACCCACTTGACATGATGGCATTTATGGCTAAATTGCTAGATGAGCAAAACGTTCCTGAAGAAGGAAGATGGTTCGTTGCACCACCTTCGTTCTACAATGAACTTTCTCAATCTGGTTCTAAGTTAATGTCTGTAGACTTTAACGCAGGTCAAGGCTCTATAAGAAATGGTCTTGTATCTAGTGGTAAACTAAGAGGATTTGACATGTACAAATCTAATAATGTTGCTGCTACTAGTACATGTACTGGCAAGGTTCTTGCTGGACACATTTCTTCTACTGCAACTGCTCAAACTATCATCTCAACTGAGGTCCTTAGAGACCCTAGTTCTTTTGGTGATATTGTAAGAGGATTGCACGTATACGGAGCTAAGGTCCTTAGACCAGAAGCTTTAGTCGGTGCTTTCTACACAGTAGACTAAATATAATTGGGGGAGTCTTCGGACTCCTCCTTTTAATATATAAAAGAGGTAAATATGTACGGAAATAAAAAAAAGAAAAAAATGATGGGTGGCGGTTACATGGATAGAAAAGAAATGATGTACGGTGGCTCATCTAAAAGAATGAAAAAAGCTCATGGTGGTGGAGTTCATTACTATGACTCAATAGAAGATAAAGAAAGAAAGTGTAATGCTGCAGTAGGTATGAACACTATGAAAAGTTCTACAGATAAATAATGCAAGTAGAAGCACCAAAAGGTTATCACTGGATGAAGTCTGGAAAAGGCTATAAACTTATGAAAGACCCTAAAGGTGGTTATAAACCTCATAAAGGAGCTAGTAAAAAAGCTAGTTTTCAAATACAAAAAATTCATAAAAAATAATGGCAACTACATATTTAGATTTAACCAATGAAATACTTAGGGAACTAAACGAAGTTCCTTTAACTTCTACAAATTTTGCAAGTGCTGTAGGTTTTCAACAGTTTGTTAAAGATTCTATAAACAAAGCTATTTTTGATATAGCAAATGAAGAACCGCAGCTACCTTTCTTTTCCGCAGGAGTAAGTGGAGCAACAGACCCATTTTATGGTAATACAACTGTTGCGACAGTAGCTGGACAAAGATGGTATACATTAAAAGCTGATAGTTCTAGTATAACTACAGACTTTGCATCTATTGATTGGGATGATTTTTATATTACTACAATTAATGTTTCTGGCGAGTCAGCTCCGTTTGTTTCTAATGGATTAAAACATATTAATCTTGAAGAGTGGCGAAGATTTTTAAGAGACCCAGAAAATTCAGATGATGCAAATACACAAGCTTATGGTGAGCCTAAATATGTATTTAAATCTCCAGATAGTAGAAAGTTTGGGTTAAGTCCAATACCAGACAAAGTTTATAATGTACACTTTTATGCTTTTAATAGACCAACAGCATTAAGTGCTTTTGGTGACGAAATAGTTTTTCCAGAACAATACAGTAATGTAATTACAGCTAGAGTTAGATACTATGTGTGGCAATTTAAAGAAAGTCCACAACAAGCTGCATTTGCATTAGAAGATTATAAAAAATCATTAAAACATATGAAGTCAAGTTTAATTAATCCTACCCCAAGAACTATGGTAGATGACAGACTTTATTATTAATTTATGGCACGTTCACAACCATATACAGTAGCATGTTCAGGAGGTTTAGTTACCGCATCAAATGCTATTGATTTACTTAAAACTCCCGGTGTAGCAACTGAGTTAAAAAACTTTGAAGTTTCTACTAAAGGTGGTTATAGACGTATTAATGGCTTTACAAAATTTGGTGGTGGTAGTGCAGTACAACCTACTGGAGGTACAGCAACTATTTTAGGTGCAATACCCTATGCAGATGGTGTAGTTGTTTGTGCAGGTACAAGTATTTATTTTAGTCAAACTGGTACTAGTTGGATGGAAATAAATAGAAGTAGTGTTTCTGCTAGTGGTGTAACTAAAACAGCATTTGAACTTCTTTCGGTTTTAACTAGAACTAATCAAGCACAATGTCAGTTTGCTTTATTTGAAAGTGCTACATCAGATTATGGAACATTAGTTATTGCTGATGGAGTTAATAAACCTTATGCATTTAGAATGGAAGGTACAGGTGCATTAAATACTAGAACATTTTTTGGTGAAGAAATTACTGTTACAGGTACAAAAGGAGTTGAGTATATAACAGTACATGATAAACATTTAATAGCTGCTGGAGTAGAAGATAATTTAAATACTATATTTTATAGTGGTACTTTAGACCCAACAGATTTTACTAGTACTGGTTCTGGTTCGATTGCTTTAGAAGACCAAGTAAAAGGTATTAAAAGTTTCCGTAATGAATTATTTATATTTTGTGAAAACTCAATATTTAAATTACAGAATATAAATAATTCTAGTACGATAGCTGTAGTTCCAGTAACTAAAAACGTAGGTTGTTTAAGTGGTCATAGTATTCAAGAAATTGGTGGTGACTTAATATTTTTAGCACCAGATGGATTAAGAACAGTAGCTGGTACAGCAAGAATTGGAGATGTAGAGTTAGGAACAGTTAGTAGTAATATACAAAATATTCTTAGTGATTTAGCAGAAAGCATAAATATATTTACAATTAATAGCGTAGTGTTAAGAGAAAAATCACAATACAGATTATTTTATACAAATACTGGAGCTTCGGATGCTACACAAAGAGGAATTATAGGAACACTAAGACCTAATGGTTTTGAGTGGTCTGAAACTAGAGGATTAGAAGTTACTGCTATTGGTTCTGGTTTTGATAATAATGGAGTTGAGCAATATTATCATGGCGATACTAATGGTAATGTTTACTTACATGACAATGGTAATGATTTTAACGGCACTGCTATTTTAGCAAGATATACCACACCAGACTATGATTATGGTGATTTAGGAACTTTAAAAACTTTACACTTTCTTAGAGTTTCTATGGCAACAGAAGGTATTGCAGAACCTGATGTACAAATTAAATTTGACTTTAATAGTTCAGATATTCAACAGCCTTCGGATTTATTTGATTTAGGAGTTATAAATCCACCCTCATTATTTGGTGATGCAGTATTTAATACAAATAAATTTGCTGGACAAAATAATCCAATGATAAGAGTACCTCTACAGGGTAGTGGTACAAGTAATAATTTTACAATAATAAGTAATGATACAAAACCAAGTTACACAGTTAACGGACTTTACGTAGACTTTATACCTTCAGGTAGGAGATAATTATGGCACAAACATATACAAGACAGAGCTCATTTGCAGATGGAGATACTATAACTGCTGCTTTGTTTAATGATGAATATAACCAGTTAGTAAATGCTTTTGCATACTCTTCAAGTAGTGCAAGTTCTACTGGACACCGACACGATGGCAGTGCTGCTCAAGGTGGTAATATATTTAAAATTGGTGACTTAGATTTTTTAAATAAAATAGAAGTTGATAGTTCTAATAATAGATGGGGATTTTATGTAGAAGTATCTGCTGCTGCTGTAGAACAAATTAGAATACAAGATGGTGCTATTGTTCCTGTTACTGACAGTGATATAGATTTAGGAACAACTTCATTACGTTTTAAAGATACTTTTACTGACTCAATAACTACTACAGGTAATGTCGATGTTGGAGGTAATTTAACAGTCACAGGTACTACAACTTTTAATGGTGGTACAATTACTATGGGTGATGCTGCAAATGATAATGTAGTTTTTGGTGCAGATGTTAACTCAAATATTATTCCTAATACAGACAATACATACGACTTAGGAAGTTCTTCTCAAGAGTGGAAAGATTTATATGTTGATGGTGTAGCTTATTTAGATGGTATTAATTTTAATGGTACAGCAATTACTTCAACTGCTGCTGAACTTAACATTCTTGATGGGGTAACAAGTACTGCTGCAGAACTTAATATTTTAGATGGAGTTACAAGTACAACTGCTGAACTTAACATTTTAGATGGAGTTACATCTACAGCAGCCGAACTAAATATACTTGATGGTGTTACTGCAACTGCAGCAGAATTAAATATACTAGACGGAGTTACAAGTACTACTGCTGAATTAAATATATTAGACGGAGTTACTGCAACTGCAGCAGAATTAAATGCTCTTGATGGTATTACAGCAACAGTTTCAGAGTTAAATATTTTAGATGGTGTTACTGCAAGTGCTGCAGACATTAATCTGATAGATGGAATTACAAATGGAACTGTTATAGCTAGTAAAGCTATTATAACAGATGCAAACAAAGACATAACTGGTGGTAGAAATATTACTATTACAGGTGAACTTGATGCAGCTACATTAGATATTAGTGGTGATGCAGATATAGATGGAACACTTGAAGCTGATGCTATAACAATTAATGGAGTTACTTTAGCAGAAACTATTTCTGATACTGTAGGAGCTATGGTAACAAGTAATACCGAAACTGGTATTGCTGTTACTTATGATGACAGTGATAATACTTTAGACTTTGTAATTGGCACACTTAATCAAGATACTACAGGTAATGCAGCTACAGCTACAGCATTAGAAACAGCTAGAACAATACACGGAGTTTCTTTTGATGGTACAGCTAACATAGACCTTTCTGAAGTAATTCAAGATACTGTAGGAGCTATGGTATCTTCTAACACTGAGTCAGGTATTACAGTAGCTTATGAAGATTCAGACGGTACTTTAGACTTTACAGTTGGTACATTAAATCAAGATACTACTGGCAATGCTGCAACTGCTACAGCTCTTGAAACTGCTAGAACTATTCATGGTGTATCTTTTGATGGTACAGCTAATATAGATTTAACAGAAGTTGTACAAGATACTGTTGGAGCAATGTTTAGTTCAAATACTGAAACAGGTATTACTGCAACATATCAAGATAGTGATGGTACTATTGATTTAACAGTATCAGGTGCAGCAGTTACGAATATTGCTGATACTGATGGCGATACTAAAGTTCAAGTAGAAGAAAGTTCTGACGAAGATACAATACGTTTTGATACTGCTGGTACTGAACGTATGGTAATTACTTCTGGAGGAGATGTAGCTATTGGTAGTGCAACCGCAGACCCATTAGGTTTAACTTTTACAGGAACAGGTTTAACTATAAACGAAGATAGTGGAACTACATTTATACAGCTAGATGGTGGTAATGGCTCAAGAATAGAATTTGGTCAAAGTGGAAGTAGACATTTTTCACTTTTTAGTGATGCTTCAAACTTTACAGAATTTAAAAGAACAACAGACCATCCGATTGTTTTTGCTGTAAATAGTGCAGAAACTGCAAGATTTACTAGTGGAGCATTACAATTTGCTGCTGGAAAAAATATAACAAATGCTTCTGGTGACTTAACTATTGATGTTGCGGGAGATATTACTTTAGATGCAGATGGCGGAGATTTTAAATTTGCTGATGGTGGCACAGACATTGGTCAATTTATTAACTCATCAAGTGATTTTAAAATAAGGTCTGTCGTTCAAGATAAAGATTTAATATTTGAAGGTAATGATGGTGGTGCAACTATTACTGCTCTTACTCTTGATATGTCAGAGGCAGGAGAAGCAACATTTAACTCTCACATAAACTTACCAGACAGTGCAAAAATAAAACTTGGAGCAGGAGATGACCTACAAATTTATCATGATGGTAGTAATAGTGTAATTGCAGATGAAGGAACAGGTGGATTATTTTTAAGAGGAACAAATACTGTAGATATACAAAGTGCGTTAGGACATAACTACATAAAATCAACCATAAGCGCAGGAACTCAAATTTATTTTAATAACTCAGAAAAATTTGCAACTGTGACAGGAGGAATAAAAGTCACAGGAAACATTGAAAATGCTTCTGGAGATATGACTATTGATGTTGCAGGAGATTTAGACCTAGACGTAGATGGAGAACATATTCGTTTCAAAGACGATGGAACTGAGATAGGGAATATTGACATGGGCTCACAAAATCTAGGCATTCGTTCCAAAGTTTCAGATAAGGATATTATATTTCTTGGCAATGATGGTGGAAGTGAAATAACTGCATTGACTCTGGATATGTCAGCAGCAGGTGCTGCAACTTTTAACGATAATGTCACAGCTTACTCAGA